GAAGGGATACATCAAACAACTTGGCGATGTTCTCCGCTTGGCTTGGCTTCACGCCAGCGTTCTTGAGATAGTCGAGGATAACATTCTTTCTCCACTCTGGGTCTTGCTGGTTGGCGAGAGGAGTGTCCAGGATAGCTTGGACGATTCCACCAATCGGGCCTGCCTCTACTGCTTTGGCAGTGGCATCCATCTGGCGGCTCATGGCGTTCACCTCGATCTGCCTCCAAACAATATCGGCCAAAGTATTCGCGGCGGCTTCGCTCACTCCTAGTCTTTGGAGTTCCAGCATGAAGGATGTTGGGATACCTTTTTTATTGGGATCAGCCACGAATGCACCCTTCCATCCTGCCTTGATCTTTGCTGATTGTTCTGGAGTAAATCCGACATTGAGTTGGAGAGACAGAGCATCACGGACGGCATTGCGAACGAGATCAACCCTCTTTTCTCCGAAGATCGTAGGATCAGCTTGAATCTTTGCGAGCCTGTCGATCTGAGCTTGTGCTTGCTTTTCTGGATCACCAGACGCATCACGCCTAGTCTTCGCAACATCCTTCGCTGCTTTGTTCTTCTGCTGCCTAGCGAGAACCATGTTCTCCAAAAGATCGGAGAGGTATGTTTTAAGATTTGCGTAGTCTGCTTCTGGTTTACCTTGTTCGTTGATCCGTGTAAGATAGCGGCCAGAACCAATAATTTTCTCAATGATAGAGTTAACCAACCGATCTTGGCGTGAGGCTCCAATGACAGGCTCCTCATCCATTAAGGTAGCTATATCTTGGATGCTGGTATCTGCCTCTTTCAGTTCGTTGAGGATCATTCTGCGAAGCATTGTGTCGCTTACAGGCATATCCAAAGAGCGAGACATTGCATTGTCCCACGCGAAAGTCATCTCATCATACTTCAGATTGATAGCGTCCTTCTGATCTTCGGTAGCGTTCTCTAGTTCCGCTTGGCGTTTATCTTTAATGGTTGAGCGAATCTTCTCGTCCGCCATCTTGATCTTGTCTTGAGATAGAGGTTGCTCTCCAAGGATGGATGCGACCTGTTCGTAGATCGACATCTTGGTATTGGGAGGAGTGCCTTGCAACTTCATATCGACAAGAGCTTGCTTGACGATGTTACCCAATGCTTTGTTCTGCGCGGAGTCGAGTTCACCAAGAGGGCCGGGCTTATTCTCTGTGCTAGATAGCGTCTTCCAGAAGCCAGTCTCTAGTCCAGTAGCCGCTTTTGATACGATCTTCTTGCGGTAGTTAGTGATTCCCCTACTGATGGTATTCCTTACAGCTTCGCCGATCTTGTTCTTGGTCGGGCGGTAGGTAAATGTTCCACCCATCTTGAGCATATTGATGACCGCAACCACCATTGGGTCTAGCCCAGGCGTGTTCTCTAGTTGCTTTTCAACAACGGCGGGTAGGTCAACGCCAGCAGCCTTGCCAACCTCTTCCAACTCGTCCATCAATTCCTTCTCTTGGTCGATCTTAACTTCTTTTACCTTATTGAAGATGTTCTTGATCTGCTGAACTTGCTCGTCAGTCGGTGTCTTGGTTCCAAAAAATTGTTGTGCGGCGATGTCGAAGAAGCCTTGTTGCTCCGCTTCTGTTGCTCGGACGATCCAACTCTTGAGCGATGCCATTGCTTGCAGGAGTCTTCCCGCATCACCTTCCACAATACTTCCGCTACCGATGGAGAGCCGTGTATTCAGAAGGTAGTTGAGCATCTTCGGATCACCCTCTCCTGCCAGCTTGATTGCGTAGGAATAGAGTTCGTTGCGGAGCTTCACCGCGCCGATGGTTTGCTTGACCACCTCATCAGCCTCAACATCCTGCATCGTCTCCCGTGTCAGTTCGTTGATAGCTTGCGCGTTCTTGCCTGACTCTGGGTTCTTTTCCTCGATCTTCTGAATCAAGTTCCACGCCTTCTTGGTCTGGTTATCGTTAACGATAGCGGCGTTGAAGACTCGATCTTTGATAATCTCTTCGGTCTTCTTGTTGATTCCTTTTGGGGTGTCTTTCTCTGCGCCGATGCCGCGAACGCCAGCAACTTGAGCCTTACCCTTATACCTATCCATCGTAGGCTTCTCTTCCGCTGGCTTCTCTGGAGCGGGTTCTGTTGGCTTCTTGGGTGGCGCGAAACTTCTTCCGTAATATCGCTGGTATGGGCCGGGTTGGTATGCCTCATTGTTGATTACATCCTCAACAAGATTCATTACTTTATCAAGCTGATTGACTGGCCCTTGTATTGGCTTCTTTCCGAACAGATTCTTGATCGCCTCAATGAATCTCTCAAATAAACTCTTCGGCTTCTGATATAACTTCAGCTCTTTCGCGAAGTCACGAAACTCTTGATCGGACATTATCGCCGCAAGAAATTCATGCTCTCCTGTCAAGGCGTAAACGAATCTAACATCTTGATCAGTAATCTTGTATCCCCGTAGTGATGGCTGGATTGATTTAACAAGGAATGCCAAGTTGCTGGAGAAGTATCTCGAAAACGATATGTCTTGGCTTTTACCAAAACTTCTATAACCAATTATCGCTTTGCTGTATATTATTGATACAACCTCCATTTTCTGTCTTACTTCTTTGGAAAGTTCTCCGTATATTTTGGCGTTCCAGTCGCCGACTCGGAAGAACTCTCCAATAATTTTTGCTATATCATTTCGGAATGTTGGAACCTCATCTATAGCCTTGTCCAAGATTGCGTGGGTCACTTCATGCGCTTTGGTCTGAGGAGTGTTATTTGTTCTCCGTATTCTAATCACGCTTCCATCAAACGATGGTGATCCGCTTTCCACCTTTATCTTCTCTAAAGCTGATGCGAGTTTTGGAGATGCGTTTACCAATGCCCTAATGGCCGCGCCTGTCTCTCCGGTCAGCGATTCAACAAGCTGTCTCGCATTGTCGAAGTCCACCTTCTCATTGTTTTCTGCTTCAATATCTTCTTGCAGCTTCCCAAGCTCTTTGTTTTTCGATCTTTCTTTGAAAAATTGATCAGCAGCAATTCTCTCAAGCTCGTCTAAACTTGATTTCTGATTCCAGATATACTCAATAAACGAAGACCTTGAGGCTCTTTGATTCTTGTTCTTCGTTGGCATTGCATCCAACTCGGCCTGCCATTCAGCCTTGATTTCTGCAATTCTTTCAATGGACTTTTGATCCAAGCCTTTCACGCTAGCGGGTTCTGCGGCGGGTGTTATCGTTTCCGATACTGCGGGGGTGGTGGCTTCTTCTCTGGCTTTTCTTTTCGCCGCATACCATCCATTTTCATAAGCCAGTTTAAAGTTCTGCGGAACTGAACGCTTCTTTTTGCGATTAATATCTAACGCATCTTGTTCACCAAGTTGCTTGTAATAATCAACGCCGCCAATCGGCGCAACCTTTGGCGCGGGAGCTTCTGCCCGCGCCTCGGTGACTGGTGCTGGTGTTACCGCTCGGGAAGGTTCTGCGGAAGGCGGCAAGTCTTCCATCTCATTTACGCCATTTACATATTCTTGTTGGATTGTCGTGAACTCTTCTTCTGTAAATGTTCTTCCAAACACATCTTCCAAGTCTTGACGGGCAGGAAGATCGCCACGATTCCCTTGCGGTTCAAGATTGCCCATCCAATCTCCATCCATTGCTCCATAATTAAAAGCCTCGTCCCTTAATTCTTGGAATGTAATTTTATCTGGAACCAAACCTTCTTCGGTTGCCTTGATAACCCACTCTTTTTTATCGGAAACTGGAATGGCAACTTCCTCTGCGGGGGCAGGCGTGATAGCGGTAGCTTCTTGGGCAACTGGTAAGGATTCCTTAATAGTTGGGGTAACTTCTATTGGCTTCCTTCTCGCTCCAGAAAATACATCAAATACCCCAGTCGCCGCACCATAGGTAGCTTCAGCAGTTTGCGCGGCAGGTGAAGGCATCGCTCCAAGCTGGGCAGGTTTTCGCGCAATCTGCTTGGCTAAATCAATCTGCTGTTGCTCGGCGGTAGTTATCGGTAACGATAATCCCACAGACTTGGATATTTCAGCCTTGAGTTTATCGGCTTCTTTCCTTGCTTCCTTATTCTCTAAATCAAGTTGAGTCCTCTCTGGCGCATTAGGCTCCAAGCCTGTCATCAGCGTCTCGTTATTGGCGATGACTGCTTCGATCTCTTTTAGCTTGGTGATGCGTTCGTTCTGCGCTTGGTCGGCAGGTTCACCCATCAGCGATATAGCTTCCTCGTTTGACTTTCCATCTATATCCAATTCCTCTGCCTGCTCTGGTGTGCGGATAACTTTCTTCTTCGGATCAGGTTCTTCTTTCTTGGTCAGAGGATAAACAACTGCGCTTAACCCAGCCGCGCTTGTGCCGCCAATCAATCCCTCGCCTACGGCTTGCTTTACATTGATGTTTAATCCCTTCTCTGTCCCTGCTGTAGCTCCGACCTGTTCAATGACAGATTGAGGAGCTTCAGTAAGTAAACCTTCTCCAACGAATGATGATGCTACCCGCTTAAAGAACTTGCCAGTCGCCTTCTCGCCGCCGGGGAGATACTTCGCGCCAATCGCATCCAAAGAACCAGACCCGATAGCAGTAAGCGTAGCGGCAACCAAGTCCTCGTTGTTAGGAACTTCGCGCCCATTATTCATCGCTCGCTCTTTAGCTACTGGGCCGATAACCTGCGCGGCTCCGAATATCGCTGGGCCTGCAAATCCTAAAGCCGCAGCACCAGCAGGGCCAGCAACAGCACCGCCAGCAGCAATGCCAACCGCTCTTGTTCCCATTGCTCCAATAGCTTGACCTACCTGCTCAACAGCAGCTCGAGGAGCATACTGCCAAGCGAATCCCATGAACTGAGCTTCATCTGGCTTCGGTTCCATGAACCTTTGTGAAGCGGAGACATATCCCTCTGGCTCGCTAATGACATCCTTGAGCGCGTTAGCTACACCAGTAAATCCTATAGCGTCGAAGGACTCACCCATGTTTTCCAATGGGCGACCAATGGACTCAACGAATGCTGATCCAAGCTGAGATACTTCCTCGCCGAAAGATGTGCCAGATGGTTCTACTACAGAAAAGGGTTTTGTCGGATCAAATCCAACTTCCTCCTCTTCAACTATCGTGAACGGTTGATTTGGATCGAAAGCCATGAATCAATCTATAGGGATATACTTGCCCTTTGTAAATCTGTATTTTTTCCCGCCTTGTTCTACTATTGCTCCCTCTTTAATCTCTTGTTGAGTTAATGGTTTTTTACCTAGTAGAGCATCCTTTTCAGCTTTTAGTTTTTCAATCTTCTTAATATCAGCCTGCGCTTCCTCTGCTGTTTTCTGCCTGCCTCCAGATATAGGAGCGGCGTATCCACCGGGAAGCATTCCTCCACCAACGCGAGAACCTTGGATATATGTCGATGACAATTGCTTAATCTGTGTATCAATATCTTTGATTCTCTTCTCGGTAACCTTAGCTTGCTCGCCTGCTTTTGCGGCTTGGCCTTGAGCAACGATCTGTTGCAGACCAGCAGCTTCTTCTGGAATCTCTGGCGCAGCAGGAGCTTGAGCTTGGACTGCGGGAAGTCCGCCAGTAGCAGGTTGCGCGGCGGCAGGCTTCTTGGCAGGAATGAATTTACCACCAAATTTAGAGACCAAATCTGGCGCGCCAATCATTGTGATTACAGCAGAGTATTCACTTAGAGCGGTATCGTCTTGCTTACCATCAGGGCCAAGCGGAACCTGAGTCGAAAGCTCTCCTAAGTCCATATTATTAACAGATGCGGAATATACTGTTCTAGTTTTTCCGTCTTCTGTTTCTACAACATCATCACTAACCTGAATTTTAGTCGGGTCTCCTCCAGCCGCCTCCATGATTTTAGCAAGCTGAGGATTGTATCTGAACATCGATGTCGCCGCTCCGAATGTTCGCATGGCTTCTTGGAAAGATTTTTGGGCATCAGTCAATTCTGCTTGCCCCACCTCTTCAGTTCTCTCTGATTCTGGGCCTTTTCGTGTAAATTTTTCTGTTATCTTTTGACTAATTACTTTTTGAGGTCGCTCCATGGAAGGCCCAACAAAATATCCATCACCGAATCCGGGCATTCCATTCACGCTAAAAGCATTCTCTGGGATCACTTCAGTTTCTTCTGTAATGCTTTTGATTGTAGCCTTTCGTTGATCTGGGGTGGCTTTTACAGCATCCATTAATGCTTCTGCGGCCTTTTTCCTATCCTTCTCTGAAGCTACATATCGAGAGACAGAACCGGATGTGAATCCTAATTCAAATGGACTTTCGCCTTGAGATGGTTCTTGCTTTTGAAGATTCGCGGCGTTTTCTTGGTCTATTCTGTCGGCTTCCTGCATCGCTCTTTGTGCTGGAGTGCCTTGTAGCGGTTGGCCTTTTGGGAGCAATGTCGCTGTAGGTTGTCCAGCAGGCTGTCCTCCCTCTGGAATAATATCTTCCGTTCCAACTTCAAATGCTGGCAGCACAGCTCTTGGTCGAATCGTTTCTCCGCTCACAAGCTGAGCCATGGACGGAACCTCATATACCTGGCCTCCTCCACCATACTGGGCCTTGCGTTGCTCCTGCTTTTCTCGAATAGTAGCTGCATTTGTGAAAATAGTTCCAGCAGCTTCATTGGCTTGAGAAATAAATGGATTCTGCGATGTGCCAAATTGGAACTGGGCATCCATGAATTTCTTGTAGCCTTCAGCCGTTTGCCCTCTCCCCACATCTTCCATCGCACTACGATAGGCAGCTTGCATCGCTGGCAACGCTTCGGCAGCTTGCTTCTGATACTCGCGCATGGCTAGTTGCTGGCCAACCTGCTGACCGAGGCGGCTAAGATTCTCTGACAAGACAGACCAGCTTTGCGACTGTCTCTCTGTCCCCTGATTTATCATTTCAGCGATGCTCATAAATTATCTCCCGTAAGGCCCAGATGGATTGTAGTAGAACCCACCTTCTTGACCACCAATTCCAAAGAATCCACCTGTTGGTTTTTGGTAAGACAATTTATTTGGCGCAACGCCCATTACATTCGCCGCACCAACTTCATCTTTGTAAAATCCTTGGCTGGTTAGCGCAGTTGATCCAGTTCCTGCTGCGGCTTGCATTGCTCTCGCGGTTCCTATTCCGCTAACCCCGCTTCCCAATGCCTGACCAGTAGACTGAATTCCGCTAGCCAATGCTTGCTGTGTTGCTAGGTTTGCGCCAATCGTATCTATCGCTGTTCCATAAGCACCTTTAGCGACATCGACCGCCATCCCAGATTCTGCTAGAGCTTTGTTGTATTGTATGTCAGCAGCTGCTTTCTCAAATCCCAACCTTGCTTGACCAACCTGTAGAGGCGATTCAATAAACGCTCCAGCCAATCTCTGCCAGCCTTGCGATAGAGCCATCCCTGTTTGCTGTAGTCCAAGAGATGTTAGCCCAAGTTGTCTGGATAGTAATCCTTGCACCCCTTGGAATCCTCCAGCCTGCGGAACGCCTGCTTGTGGTGGAGCGAATCCAGCCCCTCCCGTCTCAGCAACACTACGCATGATTTGATCTTGGACATCTTTTGGAATCTCTCCCCTCAAATAAGACTCTGTAGCTCTCGCTGCGATTTGCCTTTGTCCTTTCGCTCCCGGAAAGATTCGCTCAAGTTGGTTGATATTGTATTTTGTGATCTGACGAGCATCACTAATATCCCGAGCAACATCCCATTGCGGTTCTTTAATCTGACCTAGTTGCTCAACCAGCCTCTGTTGAGCTGATCCCATGCGCTCATCCATCTTTTTCCCAGCAGCCGCTTGCGCTTTTGCAGCTTTATCCGCCGCAGACACCGACATTGCAGTTCCAGCGGCAGCGGCGCCCACAGAGATAATCGTTCCAGCAGCTACAAATGCAGCACTCATTTAGTTAAACTTGGATGTTGATTGTTGCGCCAACTATTTACTCTTTGGTCTTTATTGTCAATCAATGGATTGAAGTCGTTAGCTGTTATGCTTTCCATAATCTCGTCTGGATCTGTTAAATCAGTAATGTGGCAGGTTGTCCAGACTGTATCTTCGTTGTTGAATAACAACCTCCGAGTTCCAGCTTTAGTAATCCCTGTGTATGGCGCGATATACCTTACCACCGGAAGCCCCGGATACCAGACATTGACATCACCCTTCAATATGAAAAATGGATGAGTAGTCAAATGAAGTAGGCTGGTAACAATAGAACCTTTGGGCATGAATATCTCTCGGATATACATACCCGGCGTGAACCTATGCGTCAATGGGCACTCGACCTGAGGTAGCTTCATCAGCTCAACATCACACAAATTCATCACATCGTTCGGGTCTTTATAGCCGGGATATTCGTGCGCCTCAATCCTATCTTTGATTGTAATTGTCATGGCCAGCTCGGTTGAAAGAAATAGTCACTCGATGACGGATCGCCCAAATGACTTCCAATAAGATTGTCTGGCTTCTGGAAGTTCACTATACGAAGCGGAGCCGCCGTAGGAATCTCGTCGCCTTCCATCGCTTTCTCTTCTTCCTGCACAGCCAGATCGAAGTTGGTTAAGAACTCTTGAGCCCTACGGTTCTCGCGTGAATTTAAAGCAAGCACCGCGTAGATCATTGCGTCTGGGGTGAACTCGACTAGCTCGCTCTCATCAACCAAGTCAAAGTATTTCTTTGAAGCATACACCGTGATAGTGTTCACCGATCTTGGTATTTTGAATCTGCGATATGTCGGATTCACATCGTTGGGATGATATATCGCTAGGAGTAAGCTCGATCTACTGTCTGGGTTGTAGGCATACAGCCTGATGCGTCCTTTGGTTTTTGGCTTCGATACTGAGCGAATCGCCGTGAACCTGTCCACCGAGAATCCTTTGTCTGGCGGATTAACCGTCGTTACCTTTACTGTCTTATATGTGGAATACTCGTCCTGAGCTTCGAATGTCAGCGTCACTCCAGCGTCTGCCGGGTCTTCCGCCATTAGTGCTATCTGGTATGGCGCCGTTTCGTATTCTTGGAATACTACATGGCGGCCTCCAATTTCTGTGATGAGCTTGTGGCAGGAGTTACCTGAATTGTAGAGGTTCTTCCATGGCGTTGCGTTGAACCACTCGTCGGCTAGGCTTGCTGCTTGGCCGTTAATCCACGCCAATCTGATTTGCTCGTAGCGATTCGGAAGAGTGAAGTATTCGTTAGCGCAGCATATTGCTACATACTCCGCTGTTGTGTTCCATTCCCTCTTACTCCAAAGCAGCCTGCGAGCTTGGTTTATAGCCTTGATGGCGCGTTCATCCGAGCAAGTTCCTGAATCACCAACGAACCCCTTAACGACTTCTACCATCTCAGCCAGAGTGTCGGCCATATAAGATTATCGGTAACGATAATTATTTGCCGACCATCTTGCCTACAGTCGGAAGAGGAGAGCTAGAGAATGTCGATGCTTTTTTCGAACCCAAATTCGGCTTGTTACCCATGCCTTCACGGATGGTTCCGCGCGTGCTGGCTCCGCCGCTAACGAGTTTTGGGTCTGTTCCTTTTAGTGTTGTCATAGTATTATTTTGTTTGTTGTTTATGTCGAGTGCATTGCTGTCCACTCAACTAAAGTTGTATGAGTTTCATGAGACTCAACCATGAATGAAAATCCTCCGGTAGTCTTGCTTCCAATTACAAGGTAACATCTAGCCGTAGGGTTTGTTCCTCCCGCAGATACAGGTGTAAGTGCAACGCTATAATTTGTGTCTGCCATTGCTGTTGGGAATATCACGGTATATGTGGCATCACCACTTGTACCAAGCGTTACATTTCCAGATTTGATCGTGATGTCTGGCAATGCGTCAATCTGGTTCTGTAAATTAGAAAGCTCAGTATTTATGTTCTGGATTTCCGAAGGAGTCACATCTCCCAACCCCGGAACATTGATCGTTCCATTCGCAAGAACCTCATCGATAAATGCCTGAAGAACTTCAGTCCAGTTTCCAGTCGGGCAAAAGTCGTCTGGGACATTCGGGAAAATTAACTGCGGCGATGAGCTTTGGTTGTCCATTGATTATCCTTGAGCGATAGAGTAATCCCAATATCTTTCTTGGCAACACAAAAATTCTGGACACTCTTCGTTACTTTCGACTGATGGACAATCTCCTATCGGATTATCTTCACCGCTTTTTATGTTCGCCATCAGCCTCACCCGATCTACCGTTGCGTTGCCCGTCAAGCCAATCTTTATCTGGAACTCGCTTCCTTCCACCGATGGAATGTCCGACAACCCGTTGCACTCACTTGGGTCAGGTGTAGTAAACTTGTATCGCTTAAATAAATTACCTCCCCTCCTTGGGTAGCATTTATCGTAAACGATAGGCTCACACGGCGAACAACCGTATGTGCTTGGGTCTTTCAATGTGTTCCAGCATGGGTTTGAATCCGATCTATACTCGACATAGCTAGTCACATCTCCGGGGATTTCCGATAACCACATTTCTCCGCCAGTGATTTTCTTCCGTAAAAACTTATTCGTCTGCTGGCTTCTACTGAAATCGTATTTCCCAGTGATAAAGAATGATTCTATCTCCACAGTCCCGTTAGGCCCGTAATCAGAACCCCTCGCGTTTGTCAATTCATACAGTCTGTTTTTATTATCCGTATCGAACGAGAAAGCGAATCCTCTCTGCTCTCCATTTACGAAAGCTGTCAGTAATTGAGTCGGCCTTATTCCTGTCCATAGCCCGTTCCACCTAAAAGAAAGTTGAGCATCAGGATTAGGCGATGATCCTTGGTCGAGATCAAGAACAACCATCCCCCTGTGGTATCTGTGCAACCCAGTAACTCCATTTTCTTTCTGCGTGCTTTTTGTCTGCGGAGCTACCGTGTTAATCAGATAGTTGTTGATATACATCGTGCTGGCGAATTGCTTCAACCATGCCGTATCCCTCGATACCCACTTGTTCACATCCCTAGACAATTTACGCATCGAGAAGTAACGGTAAAATTCTGTCTGGCTATTGGAATAAAATGCCCAGCCATCATGCGACCTAAACCATAGCTCTGAATTTACTGTTGTCAGATACGGACTGGCGCACCCTCGCCCAAGCAGGGAGATCCGCTGGATGTTGGATTCATTCCACAATACTCTTGGAATACTGACATCCATCGAAAACGCTCCGTTAGAACAAAGCACCACCAACGCTCCTTGCCCTCGTAGATTGTCTCCCAAGTCTGGCATCACTTTCATCCCCGTAATGTCTCCCATCATCGATGGTGTCGAAAACGCTCCACCCTCTGCCCAATATGTGATCTCCGTGAAGTTCTCCGTGTTAAGCGTGTCGGTGAACCCTTTCCCGTAGATGATGTCCGAAGCGTAGATTCGGTTGAACTTGTCAGTTACGAATACTCGCCCAAAAGCATACTCCATGATCGTGCCGATTGGCATTTTGTTCTCAAATGGATTCAGCCTATACGGAGCTACAGTTAAATCACCACCCCAGCTTATTGCGTTCTGGTAGCCATTCTGAATGTAGAGTCGATCTTCCGCTTGCACAAACCATGTGTGCATCATGTCTGGATCATTCCCGTCAATCAGCTTGTAGGCATACGCCACATTGTTGATGATCTTTAAGAAGTAAATAGTTCCAGATACCGATATGACTAGGCCATCACTGGATTCTAGTTTTGTTTTCCTGTAAGCGTATGCTCCTTGAAAGTTTCCTTTCTGAATATCGTTAACGATAGTCTCAGGTTGCCCGTCTCCTGCTACGAGCTTTAGCGCCCTTATACTTGGACGAGTCCGGTTGATCCCTCCACGAAATGTTCTGTTCACCGATTCAGCAACATAGCTCTCCGGTAAATACGATGGATGCGTGTCTGCATCTTGTGCCACCGTGCTTGTAAAGCCATCAAATACTGATCCTTCGGTTGCCATTAGGGCTGAAGTCTATTCCTATCGTCAATCCATCCCCATACATCAAGGTCAAATTCAGCTACCGTATCACCTGTAGCGGATTTTGAAGCATCAACGCCAATTTGACTGGATGTATTCGTGTATAACCATTCCGAATTTGTTCCAACTCCAGTATAATTTGCATTCCTGTAGCTTGTTGGTAAGTATTCCACTGCATTAGGATTATTAGCAGTAGTCAACGCAGGCACGCCTGCTTGATCTGGATCATAGAATGAGAAAAGCCTTACAGTCGTGTCAGTAGCGCCAAACGCTCCCCTAACCAAAGGCCTAACTTTAATTCCACTGGGAACTTTAATAGAAAGAAGAGTTCCGCTTGTAGAGATTGTAGTACCCCTAATCGAGCGATCAGGCAGCTTGTACAAAAACCTATCTCCGTTTTGCAGGAAGCCACGGATATTGTTACTGCCATCCGTCAAGATCGATCCAATCCTTCGATAGTATTGGTCATACCCGGATGGCAGGCTAGCCAGTGCAATCGTTGGACTAGAATGGAATCCAACATCTACTCCGCTCGCCCCTTTAATTGCTAAGACATGAAGCGTCGCATTCGCTCCGGGTGGCAGAGTCCCTCCAAGCAGTCCGGGTTGCCCTGTCCCTTCCGCAAATATCCCAGAAACGGATTTTGTTAATGCCGAAGACAAGACGATGTTTTCAACAGCCGTCGAATCCCTGCACTCTCCAGTCGAAATATCGATTCCGGTGTTAGGCGAAGTTCCATTATTCGACAATATCATCCCATACAAATGCCCAGCAGGGAATGGATTCGTTGAACCCGGCGAAATGAATTGCGGCGTCGAGCCAACGATTGATAAGATTGATCCGTTCGTTCCCCCTACAGCTTGCAGGTTCCCGCTATTATCTCTTATGAATACCTTTCCGTTGCCAGAAGGAAGTAGCCCGTCAAGCGTGTTAATCCGCCAGTCTGAGCCGTCCCAGTAGGATAGGTAATTATTGCCTACGCTTGTCGGATCCCATTTCTTAATCGTCCCATCCGCGAGCATCACCAATACATTCGGAACATTGTTTGTTCCGTGAATTGCGATTGATGGCATCTTCAGCGGTTCTGTGTCTGACCCATTGACGAAATCAATAGATCCTCCAGTTGTGTATGAAACAACCGAACCAATCGATCCGCCTTCCCACGAAATTGTCCCAGCGGAATCACTCTTTAGGATGCCCGGAAATGGCGTTGTTTGAATTGTCTTTTGGCAGGAAGCCGAGTCTTCAACCACTAACCGCTTGCCTTCGTTTGTCGTTGGCAATGGCTCGCAGAATAGCGGGAATGTCGGCTCACATGGCGGGCAGGGTGTAGGCATAATTAAGATTGGAGTTGAGCTTTAAGTGAATTGACTTCAGCGGAGAGTTCTTGAACTGCTTTGATAAGTGGCCCAATCAATTCGGTGTAACCAATCGTCATTACGGCATCGCCACCTTTAATTGTGTGATCTTGGAATCCACCAAAATCAACTCCGGTTCGTTCAATCAAAGCCTTAACTTCTTGAGCAATCAAGCCGTGATGGAAGCGAGTGCGCTTGTGAGTGCCATCGTGAACAAGATTAGACCACTTGCAATCTTCAAGCCATTTATCATTTTTGACTTTGTAAGCGTTGTATGCGGCAAGTTCTTCAGCGTATTTCGCCTTCTCTTCATCAGAAGCGTCTTCTTTAAGTTCTGCTGGTTTACTTACAGAGGCAGGAGCTTCTGGACGATAATCTTCGCGGTAGTCCCATTTGTAATCAACTGGACGAAGTTCCTTGATAAAATCAAGACCAAGAACAGTATCACGAATATCGGCTTTATCTCGCTCGTCAGACCAAGACCCTACTTGAGAAACAACGGCAGTAACTTCTGTATCACCAATTCTGATTTGGTTATCTCCAGATACTTGAGCGTTTCTTCCAAGCCCACTACAATTTGTAAAATTAGTGAGAGTGTTAAGTGCAGACTCTCCAATTGCTGTGTTGTAATTTCCACTTACATTTGAATAAAGTGCGCCAAAACCAAACGCTGTGTTATTAGCGCCAATTGTGTTTAACCCAAGTGCGTCTTTGCCAACTGCTGTGTTTTGGACTCCAGTTGTGTTTTCCGCGAGGACCGAAAACCCGATTGCTGTGTTATTATAGCCAGTCGTGTTTTTCGACAATGCCGTTTTTCCGACAACTGTATTCGACCCGATGTTTCCAGAGCCTAACCCAACTCGGACAGTGTTAATTGTTAAATCCCCGCCAAGGTCAATCAAGCTAACCCATGCGCTTCCATTCCAGACTCGCATTTCATCGCTTGAAGTATTGTAATACAATGCGCCTTCCTGAAGCGGATCGCCTTGATTATCCACGGTTGGCGGAGTTGCAAATGCACCCAAATAGACTTTGTTAAATTCAGTTGCGTTAGCATAAGCAGATTGCGCGGAGCTGTATGCGAATCTTGCGTATTGCACAACATCAGTG